GCGGGTGCGGGCTGCTTCTTCTCGGGCTGGTGATTGGCGGGTGCGTGTTGCAGAGACCGCCGGAACCCCCGCCGCCTGACACCCTGCCGCCGCTCTCAGATGGGAGGGTGCCAGTTGCGATGTGGGTGATTCCGGCCCCGCCTACAGACGGCGGCACGCTCAGTGTGACGTTGCTCGACGGGACAGTCGTCGAGCTAACCAAGGATGATTTTCCGCTCAAGTTTGCGGCCTTCAGGAAACGCGATAACGGACAGAAGTGAAGACTTCTCGGCGGGCGAATCGTTCAAGAAGATGTGAGGAGATGACACATGATTCTCTGGTGGCTGCTCTCCGATATCCTGGCTGCGATCATTACGGTGCTGTTCATGTGGCTCGGCGGCCGGCGGTGAGGAGAAACACCGAAACAGTGCTAACGGCTAACGGCCAATAGCTAACACCTAAGATCTTCCCAATGTCCCTCCTGATTGCCTATCCCGAACCCACGCCGCAGGAACGGCGGATATTTGCGCCGGTCGAGCGGCTTCCCTTGCCGGAGTGGGCGGAGGCCTGCCGGTTGATTACGACCGGGCCGGCGGTCGGGTCGGCCGGGGTGGCCATCCCGTGGTCCAATGTGGTCGATCCGCTCGGCGTGCCGATCATGGAGGCGTTCGAAGACAGGCGTTGGTCGCTCGTCGTCATCATGGGCTCGCCGCAGGCGTCGAGCAAGACGGCGCTGGTGATCAACCTCATATTGTCAACACTGGTGCAAGACCGCGCCAACGTCTTCTATCACAACGCCAGTGCCACCGCTGCACAGGATGTCTGGAGAAAAAAGATCGCACCGGCCCTACTGGCTGCCCAGGCGGCCGGGAAGTCCGCCCTCGGGGATCTGCTGCCGCTCGACCGGGAAGAGGCGGGGACGCGGGAACGGCGCGACTTCGCGAACGGCACGTGCCTCTATATGCGGGGCTCGGATTCGCGGGCGGCCCTGGCCCAGGCGACGGCGATGGTGACGATCGGGGACGACGTGCAGGCGATGGGGACGCTCCCCGAGGGGGACCACCCGGCGGACGTGGGGATGGAGCGGGCGGACGCCTATCCCCGCGAGCAGCGGCGGCACATCCACCTGGGCCAGCCGGGGATGGTCGAGGACTACCTGTCACGAGAGCTGTTCACCTCGACGTTCTACATGCCGTTCGTGCCCTGCCTGCGGTGCCGGACGCACCAACTGATCGAGTGGCCGCGAATGCAGTACGACGCCACAGACCCGGCTATGGCACTGGCAGATACACGGATGAAGTGCGCCAACGGCGACTGCGATCACCTGCTGAGCCATGACGAGCTGCCGGCCATGCTGGCTGATCACCGGTGGGTGTCGACACCGCCGAAGGAGAATTGGGTCCTGAACCCGATGCCGGGTGGAACATGGGTCAAGCTGTCAAAGGCGGCCGTGTATCCCGAGACCGATCGGAAGACGACGGTCTGCGGCTTCTGGCGGTCGGCGCTCTATTGGATGTTTGCCGCGTGGGCGATGCAGGCGGTCCGGGCGATCGAGGCGGTGGGACATCCGGAGCAGCAGATCAACGTCCAGAAGCGGATACTAGCGATCCCGTGGAAGGAACCCGAGGAGGACACCGGGGCGCTGACGGCGGAGATGATGGCCGAGCACCAGCAGGCGGGGCACCGACATGGGAAGGTGCCGAAGGCGGCCGACCTGCTGACAGTGACGGCCGACGTGCACAATGCGTTCATTTACTACATCGTGCGGGCGTGGACCCGCGCGACGGGGGACTCGTGGCTGATTGACGCCGGGACGATCGGGGTGCACGGGCCCCGCAAAGATGAGCAACTCAGCGACGCCCAGCGCGCGGCCCGGATCGGGTCTGGGATCCGCCGGGCGCTGGATGACCTGTGGATGATGTGCGAGAAGGGGTGGCCGGTCGTCGGGAAGCCTGGGGAGCGGATGCACCCGACGCTCGGGCTGGTCGATGGCCGATACCGGCCGGATGCCGTGTGGCAGTTCTGTGTCCGGCGCAACACCGGGCTGGGGCGGCGGGCGTGGCAGATGATCTTCGGCAAGTCGTCCAGCCAAGGGGCGAAGGCGATCTGGCCGAAAAAGCCGCACAGGACAAAGGGGCGGGTCTATCGCGAGATCAACGTCGACGAGGCCAAGCACGTGCTGCGTGAGGTTCTGACGATCCCGGTGGACCGGCCGGGGGCCTGGCACACGTACAGCGACCAGGACCTGGAGGCCTACCACCGCCACATGATCGCCGAGCACTTCGTCGTCCGGCGGCGTGGGGGCAAGGACGTCAAGGTCTGGGAGAAGCGGGAGGGGGCGGGGGCGAATCACTGGTGGGACTGCGAGGTGTATGAGATCCCCGCCGCGATCGCGTGCGGCGTCAAGCTGCCGGGGATCGACCGTCGAATTCCACGGCAACAACCAGAACCAGCGCGGGATGCGGGCTCGGCCAAAGCATGGAAAATTGGAAGATGAGTCGAAGAGTGAAATCGAGAAAGTCGAAAGCCGAAATCAAGAAACCCGAAAGCCGAAATCCAGAAAGCCGAAACATGGACCCTGTTAGTGGGGTGGAGGTGCCGGATCCGCCGATCCGGGTGCAGGAACCCCCCGTGCAGGTGCCGGGCGGGCGCGGGCGGTTCTGGCCGAAGGATCAGGAGATGCCGACCCACTGGCGGCGGACCCCACGGCGCCGGGTGCCGTGCCAGAAGTGCCGCCGCCTCCTGCTCGACAACGGCGACCAGGCGGTCGTGTGCTCGCACACAGGAAGAGATCTAGTGTATTTCCGCTGCCGCGGCTGCAACCACCGATTCGCGATGCCGGTGCAAGAGTGAGCTGTGGCCGGCGAGGCGCCAAGGGTCATTTATCAGGACCTGACCCACTGTAGGACGGCGCCTCGCTGGCCCATTTCGACGTTTTGACATTTCTGCGTAGTCCAACCTGTACAAATTTTCGCTCCAGCCTGGAGTGTTTGCGCCTTGTACCCCTGAACTAACCCCTTTGCAATGCGGCGGTGTTCCACGATGTGGGCCGCTTGCGGGAGGCCCCGCACCTTCCGTAGGCGGCCCGCTTTTTATTTGGGCCTTGGGACCATGCGGTGGCGATGACACAGATCACTGTGGCGGCGTTTCAACTGGCGCTGGCCGAGTGCGGCGACGCGATCATTGCCGCGGACTGGGCGACGGCAAAAACGAAGTATGCCCTGGCCGAGGCGATCAACAGCGGTCTGGCGTTGGAGTCCTCGGCGGGGGAATTCAAGACACAGGGGAGGGAGAGCCTTGCCGGCCTGCGGCACGCGATCGACGCGGCGAAGACGGCGGCCGCCAGCAGCAGCAGCACGCGGCTGGTCCGCACGGGACTGCGTTTCGGCTGAATGAGAATGGCTGAAAGCTGATAGCTAACATGGCTTCCGATCGAATCAACCGGTGGGTGGATGGGGCGATCGCGGTGGTGAGCCCGCGGCGCGCTGTGCGGCGGGCCCATTATCGCCGGATGGACAAAGACCCCGACTACCGCGAGATGATGACGGCCGTGCTGCGGGCCCGGGGCTACCGCGCGGCCAAGAGCGGGGACACCGTAACGCCGTGGATCGGCTCCGGGCGGTCGGCGGATGCGGAGATTCTCACCGACCTGCCGACGCTGCGGAACCGGTCGCGGGAGGTAGCCCGCGACGACCCGGTGGCCAGCGGGCTGATCTGGACGTTTGTGCGCAACGTGATCGGGACGGGACTGCGGCCGCAGGCCCGGACGGACGACCCGGAGAAAAACAAGCGGATCGAGGCGGTGTTTCGGTCTCGGATGAACGACCTGAGCCCGGCGGACAACCTGCCGCACGGGCTGTCGCAGGCACTGAAGTTTCGCCGGGTGATCGAAGACGGGGAGATGCTCGTCAAGCTGTCCAAGCGCTCGGCTGGCGAGCCGGTGATCTTCGAGCACATCGAGGCCGACCGGCTGGCGACGCCGATGGATATCGGGGCGCGGCGGACGGAGGGAGAGATTCGGGACGGCGTCGAGAAGGACCGCAACGGGATCCCGGTCGCGTATTGGATTGCCAAGCGGCATCCGGGTGACACCTTTTCTCTGGCGACCGCCAGGCGGACGGACTTCGAGCGGGTCGAGCCCCGCGCGATCAAACACCTCCGGATCATCGAGCGCCCGGGCCAGACGCGCGGCGTGCCGATGTTCCACGCAATCCTGCAAGACCTCCGGGACCTGGACCTGCTGCTGCTGGCGAGCCTCAAGCGGGTTCAGATCGCCGCGTGCCTGGCGGTGTTCATCAAATCCGAAGGTGATGTGGAGGAGGTGCTTGAAGGCACCGCAAAAAAGGAGGGGTACGTCCTCGATCAGCGGCTCGAGCCGGGGATGATATTCAAGCTGCCACTGAATGATGACGTCTCCACACTGCTGCCCAACTTCCCGACGCCGGAGTTCGAGTCGTTCGTCATCATGATCGCCCGCCGGATCGGCGCGGCGCTGGGCGTGAGCTGGCAGATTGTGCTCAAGGACTTCGTCAAGAGCACCTATTCGTCCGCCCGGACGGACCTGCTCGAGGCGCGGCAGGCCTACACCTTCTTGCAGCGATGGTTCATCGATAGCTATCTGGTCTGGGAGTGGCGGCAGGTGTTGGAGGATGCACGGCTGCGCGGAGACCCGAGGATGGCCGGCGTCACGGACGAGGATATCGACCGGGTGCAGTGGATCCCCAACGGCTGGCGATGGGTGGACCCGGTCAAAGAGGTCATGGCGATCAAGACGGCCCTGGAATTGGGGCTGACCACATTGCAGGACGAGTGCGCGCGGCTGGGCAAGGATTGGGAGGAGGTTGTCGAACAGCGGCGGATCGAGAGAGAGGCGCTTGGGGCCGCCGGACTCCTCGATGAAGAGGAACGGATGGTGGACGAGCTGGTCCGGCCGCCGCGGCGGGCGCCTGGGAAGAATGGCCGGGGATTGTTCGCCGACACCCTTGGGGAGAACCGCAATGGCATCATATGACATGACAACCCGCCCGGCGCTGTTCGTCAGTGTCGGGACGAGTGCCGACGAGGTGATCACACTGAGTCCGCGTCGTCTCTATGAAATTGAGAACAAAGGCGCAAACGCCGTCTATGGCTCGACCGACGGCACGGCGGTTGACGCGGATGACTCATCGGCGTTGGGAAAGATCAAACTGGAGGCCAGAACCGCCGCGACGGTCGCCACTTGGTTGACCGGCGTTAGGACACTCAAACTCAAGGCGGTGTCTGCGGCCTGTCTCGTGCAGATCACCGTGGGCGGCTAGCAGAAACGTCGAAACGCCAGCGGGGTAGAAGGATGGACACACAGACAATGGAACCCTCCGTTGCGGCGCCGCCGGCCGATTCGCCGATCATCACGCGCGGGATCTTCTTGCAGTGTGACGTTCGGGAGATCGACAAGGACAGGCGGTATGCCGAGTTTGTGGCGGCGACGGAGAACGGCGTCGAGACGTGGGGTGGCATCGAATACCTGCGAATGAGCGGCGTGGATTTGAGGCGGTACAAGCGGAACCCCGTGATATTGGACTCACACAACCGTTCAGAGGTCGGGTTTGTCGTCGGCAATGGGGACGTCG